CATGCAGGTCTGCGTGCAGATTGGCGGGCTTGGTGGGCTGTTTAAGGCTACGCGCAGAAAAGCAGTGGTAAGGCGATAAAAGGCAACAAGTTACCCCCCCCACCCCCCCCGGCATTCTGCGTGGGTGGTGAGGTCGATCACCTCGGCTATCCAGTCTTCCGGGAGCGGTCCGTCCCAGCTTTCGAGGACCCAGTGTCTAAATTCGCGGACAGCTTCAAGGTCTTTACACCAACAGGCTCTGGGGAGGCTGCTTTTCCCTTTTTCCAATCATTAATGATTTCCTGAATCAGTGCGGAAACGGTCAATCTTGACCCTCTATTTTCGCTCTCTTTTTGAGATTCTTGAATAAGCCATTCGTGGAGTTTTGCAGGCAAGGAAACACTGACTTTTTTGCACAAGGAATCTGATTTCATATTTGAATAGTAGCATGAATTACTACTAAATCAAAAATAAATTTTCGTCCGCAAACTTAGTGTTCATGCGGATGTCAACAGAAAAGTTACGCTTCGATATGGGGTGATCTACTAATAAATTATTGCTACCGCTTACGACTTGGTAGTAAGAAATGCGCCATGCAAAACGCATTCGTAAAAACAAGCGTCAGTATGCCAAGCGACATGCTGGATTGGCTGAAGCAGACAGCCGCAGCGGAAGGCCGGATGCCGGTTTCCCGGATCATCGCTCAAGCCGTGAAAGAAAAAATGGATCGGCAAAAAGAGAGCAAGCGGAGGGCCTCGAAATGAGTAGCTGGATAAAATTGGAGTCTGGCACTCCCGACAAACCCGAGGTGATGGAAATCGCCAGCCATCTCAAAATCGACACCGATGCAGTGCTCGGAAAGTTGATGCGGGTGTGGGTGTGGTTTGACGCCCATTCGGTAAAAGGCGCGGCACCTGAAAGCGCGGAGGCATTCTTGGACCGCCTGACGGCCTGCACCGGATTTGCCGAGGCGCTGGTGAAGGTGGGCTGGATGACTCGCCGCAATGGCAAGTCGAGCCTGGTAAATTTTGAAAAACACAACGGCAAGGAGGCGAAGACACGCAGCCTATCTGCCAAGCGAACATCCGCGCACCGGATGATGAAAGCGCTCATCGCGGAACTGGAAAAAGAGGAGGCATCGAAATGAACCCCGGATACCTCAAGCCCAAGGAAGCGGCCGAATATCTCTCGATCTCAGTTACCACCCTCTATGCGCTGAAAGGCGAGGGGATCGTGAAGTTTTACAAACTCGGCGGCTCGATCCTGCTGAAAGTCTCAGAACTCGACGAAGCCGTTGAGAAGGGGGTCCAAGAATGAAATCCCCCCGCCTCTACCTCTGCCAGTCGGGCGACATCACCGACACGATCCGCGCCTGCGGGTTCGGGGATGCCCGCATCAAGTTTTTTCTGAAGCACCGGCTTCAAGCCACCCACGTCACACCAACCAAATTATGATCGACCTACACGACCCACAAACCGTCTGCCGCTCGCTCGGCTATTTCATCCAATACCTCGGCACCATCGCCCCGCTTGTCGGGCTGGCTTGGGCAACCTGGAGAATCGCACGATGAGCGCCTTTTACGTGATCGACACGGAGGCCGAGAAAATCGGGATGATGAACATTTTCGGCCCCTACGAGACCCGCGCAGGGGCAGAGGCATTCATCCGGAAGGATTTTGCGGACTGGTGGCAAGAGTCAGACACGCCGTTGAAGGATCGGGATGCCGCATCGTCTGCGACTTATCAGATTCTGCAACTCGTGGCCGAAGTTCGTCCGGTCGGTAGCGCTTCGCTCAAGGTCAAACTGGTGGAGGAGGCAAAATGAACCGCTCGCTCAGAATCCCAATCCCTTCCGGTGGGGCGGTCGAGATGATCGATGGCCGCATGGATGCTTCCTATTACCCGCAGACTACCGGGCAAAATGTGTTGGCGGCGTTAATTACTGCCAGAACCGGGGAGTTCCCGAGACAGAATGTTGTGCTCGCTCACCCGGACTATCACTTCGCTATCAAGATAGACCGTCTGGTTGAACTCCATCTGGAGCAATTCCGGGCCGCGTTGCTTGAGGCGATAAAAGGTGAGACCTCCAAATGTGAGCTGCATGTCATCCGGCCAACACTCCAGCTCTGCCTTGAGCTTCCCGACTGTGATCCCTGCGAGTTTGGTTCCCATAACTGGGCGCAGGCTACGGGATGCGCTGCGGTAGCGTCAACGGAGAAAGGGGAGGCAAAATGTCGGCATGAAGTGCAAGTAGTGGGTTCTCGGGAAGAAGCGGAAGCTTTATCTACCAGCTTTCGCCCTGAATTGGCTTTGGCTTGCAAGACGGAAGGGAGAGCCAAATGACCTCGAGCATCGAATGGATCGCCTCGACCGACGAGCTGCCGGATGCTGACGAGACGGTGATCCTCGCCCTCGAGGACGGGGATGTCACAACCGGATTTCTGGACGGGGAGACATGGCGGGATATTTCCGCCGAGCGCCTGCCGGATGCGCCTGTTTACTGGGCGAGGTTTCCTGAGCCTCCGCAACCACGGACAAAGAAGGGGAAGAGAAAATGAGGGCAACAAAAGCCGGGTTCGATGGAAGTTTTGATATGCACCTTCCTAAGAGATTTGAAATTAGACTTAAAAGGGCTGGTGTTAAGTTTTTTTCACAAATTGATAAAGCCGAAAGCAATCAACTTCTTTGGAACACAGCGATAAAAACTTTGTTCTTCCTAAACAAAGACAGGGAGCTGTTTGAATTGAATTTTAAAAGAGTGAAGGAGGCAAAATGAGCGCCACCCTCGCCATTTCAATTGCCGTTCTAACCCTCGGCTCGTGCCTCGCCTCCTATTACCTCGGACGCGATAGCTACCGCAACGAAATCCGTGACTTCCAAGAGCGCAAGCGCCGATGGGAAGAATTTGACGACGAGGACTGAACAATTTTCCACCCCGGAACAAAAAAGTGCCTTCGACGGGCGGCAACCCGACGAAGGCGATGAGTAACCCAATAACTGAGTAACAAAAAATGACTAACCAAATAATCGTTGCACCGCAACAAAAACCCTCCGCGCTGGCTGTGATGGCTTCGCGCTGCAATGTGGACCCGGCCAAGCTGCATTCGACTCTTAAAAACACGGTCTTCAAAGGCGCGACTGATGACGAGCTTCTGGCTCTGGTCGTGACGGCCAACACCTACGAACTCAACCCGATCTTAAAGGAGCTTTACGCTTTCCCGAAAAAGGGCGGGGGCATCACTCCGATGGTGGGGGTGGATGGCTGGATCAAAATCGCCAACCGCCAACCGAATTTCGACGGCATGGATGTCGAGGTTTACGGAGACGGCAAAACACCGACTCACGCAACGGGGACAATCTACCTCAAAGACCGCAGCCACCCGGTGAAGGTGACTGAGTATTTCGAGGAGTGCAAACGCAACACCGACCCGTGGAACCAAATGCCTCGCCGCATGATTCGCAATAAGGCGATCATTCAAGCAATCCGCTTGGCCTTCGGCGTGAGCGGCATCCATGACGAAGACGAGGCGAGGGACATCAGCGGACAAGTGCAGATCGTTGCCGGTGCAAAACCCGTTTTCCGCCCTCGTGCTGTGGAGCCGGAGGACATCGAGGACGACATCCCGATGGGTGAGCCGGTGCAGGAGGTGCAATCCGTGGAAGAATTGCCAAAATTTGAGGCGGATACGCCACAGCGACAGATTCAAGTGGCGATTACAGACGCAGGCGTTTCTGAGGCGGATTTCCTCAAAGCACTGAAAGCCACGGCCCCGCAACTGGTAGGCAAATCAAAGCTGGTCTCCGAACTCTCGGATGATGCCGCAAATGCCGCACTCGCAGACATCAACGAAATCCTCACAGCTATCGAGGAGGGCGCTAAATGAGCGCCTTCCAAGACGGAGCGGAGGGGGTTTATTTCGACCTCGCGGAGGATACCTACCGCGCAGCGACAGGCGTCAACATTTCGGCCCTCAAATCGATGGGCAAAAGCCCTGCGCATTACCTCGCGCAACTCACGCAGCCAAAGAGCGAACCGACTCCCGCCATGGTATTCGGAACGCTTCTCCACCGTGCGGCTTTGGAGCCGCACAGGTTGGAGGGTTCGTTTGCGGTGAAGCCGGACGGAATGACCTTCGTGACCAAAGAGGGCAAGGCATGGCGGGACGCGCAAACGCTACCGATCATCACGGCAGAGCAAAACGAGGCGCTGAAAGGCGCGGCGGTATCGGTGGCATCCCACCCCGCAGCGGCGGCGATCCTTGACGGAGCCAAGAGGGAGGTGTCCGTTTTCCGGCGCATCGTTCGGAACAACCCGGAGGGGCTTTTGCTCAAGGGGCGTCTGGACATCGTAGCCGTGGACTCTCAAGGGGCGACCACCATCGGCGACATCAAGACCACGGAGGACGCATCGCCCGAAGGCTTTGCAAAATCCATCGCGGCTTTTGGCTACGCTCAACAGGCGGCGTATTACATGGACCTCTTGGAGGCGAGTTTCTTCCTGTTCATCGCGGTGGAAAAGGTCGCGCCTTATGCGGTCGGGGTTTACTGCCTCGATGCCGAGAGCATCGCCCTCGGTCGGGAAAAAAACACCCGTCAACTCGACCTCTTGGAACAATGCCAGGAGTCGGGAATCTGGCCTGCCTACTCGCAGGAGATCGAAACCATCACCCTGCCCCGCTGGGCTAAGTAATTATGGAAGATTACAACGACATCGAGCTTGAGGAGGCCAAGGCGCTCGTGGGTGACATCCTCGAAACCCATTGGATCGGCATCCTCCGGGCGGTCTCGGATAGCGAAGACCGAAACGGCAGCGTGAGCATCGCGGTGAAGCTCGACCACAGCGGGCCGACTCGGAATCTCAAAGTTCGCCTCTCGTATGCGGTCAAGACCACGGATGAGACCGAGAAGAATGTCAGCAACCCAGCACAGCAGGAGCTTGCCATATGACGATGCAACTTGAGCTTTTCCGCCCAAAGAAGGGCGCGCCGAAGATCACGCCAGAGCGTGTTGAGGTTTTTGTGGAGCGGCTGGCTCGCGCCGGGACATGGGTCTCGGCGCGGGCCTTGGAGGAACCGGACTGCAACGACCGCACGATCCGGGCATTGGCCAACGCCAGCGGGGGCAGGGTCATTAGCGGCCAGCGAGGCTACAAGGCGGCATCGTGCGCAGACTGCGACGAAATCGCCCACGCCGCGAACTGGCTGGAACACCAAGCACGGGAGATGACGCAAAGGGCGGCTGAGATTCGCCGCGCAGCAATTTACTGCCGAGCATAAAGGAAATCATCCACATGAAAAAAACAAAAACGGAAAAAATGGAAGAAACCTCTAAAAATCATTTGTTAGGAATCATGGAGGACGAGCTTTCAATCACATTGGCGGCTTACGAAGAACTCTTGAATCAGTGCAGTAAATTGGCTGATTCGATGGGATACCGTCGTGATTATGTTATTGGCAAAATCATGCCAAGAACGGCAACGGATCGAAATAATGTAGCTCGTATCTCTAAATGGTTCGATAGCACAAAAAAAGATGCTGTTGAACACATGCTAAAATTAGAGCGCGAGCGAGAACAAGACCGCGAGCGCGAGAGGCTTATTGCATCGCTTCAACTCACTGAAGAGCAAAAGGCGCTTCTTGGTATTAGCTAAGATGAAGGCCATCACATTCCAAGTTTTTGCCGAGCCAAAAGGCCAACCACGGCCCAAAGCCTTCGCCCGTAACATGGGGGGAGGCAAATTCGCCGCTCGCGTTTACGACCCCGGCACAGCGGAGGCATGGAAAGGGGCCATCGCGGAAGCAGCCACAAAGGCCGGCGCTCAGAACCTCATGGCGGATGGCCCGATTCGGGTCGTTCTATGGTGTCACTTCGCCCGACCAAAATCCCACCTCACGAGCAAAGGCGCTCTCAAACCAACCGCACCAGAGTGGAAAACCAGCAAACCGGACGCCGACAACATTTTCAAGGCGGCAACGGATGCCCTGACGCAAATCGGAGTCTGGCGCGACGATGCGCAAATTGTTTCGGCACTCATACACAAAAAATACGCACATGAGCGGTCTGCATCGTGGGCTGAAATCACAATCTCAGAAATGAAATGAACGAAATCCTACAAGAAAACAAACGGCTTCGGGCCGAGGTCGATCACCTCCTTATCGAAAACATGGAGCTTACGGCAGTCATCCGGGCGCTACGCAATAACGCCCGCGAGGATGCTGCGACCATTGAGACAACGAAGAGGGAATTATGGCTCTGGAAAAACGGGAAATACGAAAAGAGCACGGAGGCGGCAAATGATTAAAATTAAAGCCAGCATCAATGTCACCAAGATCGAGAAGGGCGAAATCTATGTCGGGAAGAACGGGAAATATGTCGGGCTCGTGTGCTTTGCCAACAAGGGCGGGCCTGACCAGTTTGGCAACGATGGATTTGTAACGCAGGAGATTTCCAAGGAGCGGCGGGACAATGGCGAGCGCGGCCCGATCATCGGCAATTGGAAGTATCTCAAAAAAGCCAGTGTGCCAGCAGGGAAACCGCAGGGACCGGCTGACCGATACCAAGGCCGGACGCATGATGACACGGGGGAGGAGATTCCTTTTTAATATGGCCGGTGAATGGATCAAAGTAGAGTTGCACCTACACGAAAAGCCCGAGGTTTTTCAGATAGCAACGGCCACAGGAATGGACCCCGATACGGTAGTGGGAAGGCTACTCAAAATATGGGGCTGGGCGTCACGAAATTGTCACGCTGACGGCGTGACACATATCGCGGCACTCGCGCATTTGAACAAAATTGCAGGGAACGAAAGATTTGCAGAGAGCATGCAAGAGGCGGGCTGGCTTGAGCTAAAAAACTCGAAAATCATCTTCCCGAACTTTGATAGGCATTGCTCGCAAAGTGCTAAGGAAAGAGGGCTTGCCTCAATGCGGAAGGCTAAGGAAAGAGTCACGAAAATGTCACGCTCAGACCGTGACAAAAGTGTGACCAGAGTAGAGAAGAGAAGAGAAGATATTACTACAGACCTACCAACGCGCGAGGAGCCAGTCGGCGACCTTGAAACGGAAAACGCGGAATGGTTGGAGAACATGCGGCGGAATTTCCCTGACCGCGATGTCGATGGCGAACTGAAAACCTTTCAGCGTTACTGCGCCAGCAAGGGAACGGCAGCAAACCAACGGGGCTTTTTCGGTTGGCTCAAAAAATCCAGCCCGGCAATCCCCGCTCAAAAATCACAATGGAGTTACTGAACGACATGCAAACGATGACAACACGAGACTGCGCGGACTGCGCAACGGGGTTTGCTCCGCACGATGTGGAGTTTGGCGGAAGGACGATCTTCACGCAGACACGGTGCGAGGCTTGCCAAGAACGGGCCTGCAAGGCGTCGGAAGACGCCGAGAGGGTCAAGGTAGCGGAGGCCAAGAAAAAAGCGCGGGAAGACGCCTTTCTGGCGATTTGCCCGCCTCTCTACCGCGACACCGACCCCGAACGAATCCATGCACGCTTCCGCGAGGCGGCTTTCACCTGGACATGGAACCCGGTGGGAGTCGGCTTCGTGGGCATGGCTGGCAAGGGGAAAACACGGGCGGCTTATTTGCTGATGAACCGGATGGTGCAAGCAGGCCACCGATGCGCGGCGATGACCTCGACCACATTCGGGAAAATATGCGTCGATCAATTCGCCGATGACAAGGCACGCAAGGCGCAAGCGGAGAAAGACCTCCGCGCATGCTACACGGCAAGCGTGTTTTTTCTCGACGACCTCGGCAAACAACGCATGACCGAGAGGGGAGAAATGGAGCTTTACGCCGTGCTGGAACACCGCACGTCCAACATGTTGCCGACAATCTGGACGGCCAACGCCAAGAGCGATGTCCTTTGCAAAATGTTCAGCGAAGACCGAGGCGAGCCGATCATGCGGCGGCTCATCGAGTTTTCACGCATCACAGCGGTATGGAGGGACGGACAATGAATCAAATAAAATGTTGGACTTGCGATGGATCAGGAATCGAAAGCCGAGCAAACATGAACACGGCGGGAATTGATATCGAGTGTCGCCGGTGCAATGCAACCGGCCAATGTCCCGAAATCATGCGGGAATGGGCGAAACTTGGCGAAAAATGCAAGAATCAACGCAGAGCAGAGAGAAAAACCATCCTTCAATTCGCTCGAGAAATCGGATGCCTGCCTTCCGATCTATGCAAAGCCGAGGCCGGAATCATTAACCCAAAAGAAATCTACAAGGAGAGCGCGCAATGAGTGATACACCAGAGACAGATGCGGCAACGCATGACTTGAGCGATTATGGCCCACCTGTGCTTTGCTCTTGGGGAGACTGGGTGGATGCTGATTTTGCTCGCAAGCTGGAGCGCGAGCGCGACGAGGCGAGGGAGGCTGCAAGTGGATTAGCAATACAAGACGAGCGCGTAAATGAGGCTCTAAAAGAACTATCTTCGATACACAAATGGATTGATCGAAATCACGCCGATGGTTTTATTGATTCGCTAACCTATTTCCAAAATCTTGAGCGCGTTACGGATAACTGGTATGATCGTTTAGACCGATTAGAAGTTGACGCTAAGCGATTTGTAAGAGAGCGCGACGAGGCGCGGGAGCAGAACGCCAAGCTCCGCGACATTGCGGGCGGCCTCGCTGCCGCCCTCGAACGCCTTGACGCACTTTATCGCTCCGAGCAAGACCCGGAAGCCCCAATGCCGCGACCGGATTGGCTACGGCGTCCGTTGCAAATGCTTGACGCCGAACTCGACCGTCTCAAGGAGGGCGCGAAATGAGATCCATACGAGTTTCGCCCACCACAATCATCACCGTCTGCGATCTGCCAGACAACGAGATTGCCGTCAATGGCCGAATATGGCGGTTTGATTTTGACCGCCACTTGGGGCCGACTTGGCTTAGAAAAGATGGGTCAGACCGGAAGTGTCAAAACCCAAGCAAATCGGTATGGGCTGCGTTTGAAAAATGGTTTGCAAAGGAGGGCGCAAAATGAGCGACACGCCTGAGACAGATAGAATTGCACGTCTTCTTGAGAATCTGGATGAATGGATTGACGACTCGCTCCGAAAATCAAAACCAATAGGACTCACACTTTGCGCTGCTCGTAGCACGATTGCCGACCATCGCGCCCGAATTACAGAAATGTGGGATGCCTTGGAAACGCTGAGACGCGAACGAGACGAGGCGAGAGCCGTTGCCAATGCCTTAGCGGATATGGCGTTTAAACACCTAACATCCCTATTGGCGAGCACGCCGCACTCCAAGAATGCGGCGCACGACGAAGAAACGCAGCAGGTTATCGCGGAAATCGAGCGGTGGAAGGAGCTGAAAAAATGAGCGAGGACGTAATGACATCCTGCCTTCAACGCATCGCCACCGGCGACCAAGACGCGATGGCCGACCTTTTCGCCCTCACCCAGCCAGAAGTCACCCGCATCATCGCGTCCATCGTCCCGGCAGACGATGCCGGCGACATTTACCAGACCGCCATGCTGAAGGTATGGCAGAAGGCCGGAACATTCCGCGCCGGGTCGCCCGTCATGCCGTGGGTTATCGGGATCGCTCGCCGAGCTGCCTTCGACCTGCTGCGCACTCGCAGGCGTCGAGTCGCCTTGTTTGAAAAAAATAACGACTCGGAAGGCTCTCCCGTGCCGTCATTAAAGGAAGACCGGCGCGAAGTCCGGCAGCACATCGAGCAACTGCCGGAAATTCAAAAGGAGATCATCAGCCTCAGTTTTTTCAAAAACCTGCCTCTCAAAACTATCGCGGAACAAAAAGGCCTCACTCTCAGCCAAACCCGAACCCTTCGCCGAAACGCACTTAACACACTCAAGAAAAGCCTAAACCTTGAAAATCTCCTCGCTTAAATACAAAGACGGAACAGCACACCACGCAGCCCGTGGTTATGTCGTGCTATGGGCAACGCTCATGGCTCAAGCCAAACCCAACCATCGCGGCTCGATCGCAGAAATCGGGAGGGAAATGATGGAAGCCATAGACCTCGATGAGCAACGCCAGGACAAAGGGGAGGCACATGAACTCTGAAATCCCTTTACCACCCACGGCGCAGGTCGTTGCCGATGTCATCGGACGCGATGCCACGCTGGCCCTTGCCATGTCCTGCCTCTATCGCTGCCTGTATGTGCCAAAGGGAAAGCTGGCCCCGGACAGCTATCTCGTGCGCACAATCGGAGAAGAGAAAGCAAAGCTCATGCAAAGGGAGTTCTGCGGGATGCTCTTACCGCTGGCAACATGCCACCACATCGCCGTATTTGAACGCCAGCAACGCATACGCGCTGCCGTGGCTGAAGGGAAGACACACGCGCAAGTGGCAGTCGCTTACGGCCTCACCGTCAAATGGGTGCGCAACCTATGCGCCCGCAAGCCAGACGAATATCGCTACCCACTCAAAGCCTACGACCAGCCACCAGCCGGGGGGGTAGTAGGTTCTTCCGAGGGGGGACGGGAGCGGGTGCCAGGAAACGCGCGGAATTTGGCTAGAGACTGACTAAAAAACCGCGCTTTGCTTTGCTTCCAGCCTACCCAGCACACGCCACGGAAAAAAATTAATGTCACGACAGCGGGCAAAACACAGAACGATTCTACGGGGCGTATAACGCAAAATCCGGACAAACTTTGAAATGAAAAACCAACAAAACTACCAGATTGAACAGATCGAAACGGGGAGCCTCATTCCCTACGCACGCAACGCCAAAAAGCACGATGCCGCACAAGTGGCCAAGATCGCCGGAAGCATCCGGGAGTTTGGATTTAACAACCCGGTGTTGATCGATTCGGAGAACGGAATCGTTGCCGGTCATGGTCGCGTGCTTGCCGCGCAAAAGTTAGGGCTGGCATCCGTGCCGTGCCTCCGGCTCTCGCACCTCACGGACTCGCAACGCAAAGCCTACATCCTCGCCGACAACCGCCTCGCCGAAATCGGCGGCGGGTGGGATGAGGAAATGCTCAAACTTGAACTTGCGGACCTCGGAGAACTGGATGTTGACCTCGAAGCGATTGGGTTTGGAGAGGAAGACCTTGCCGAAATGGAATTGCAGGAAGAGCCAGAACAATCAGACGCCGATGCCGAACCGCAGATCGACAAGGCCGAAGAACTCCGCGCCAAGTGGGGCGTCGAGCCGGGGCAACTTTGGGAGCTTGGCGACCATCGGTTGCTGTGCGGGGACAGCACAAAGAAGGAGGATGTGGACAGAGTTATGGGTGGGGAGAAAGCTGATGGTGTCGTTACAGATCCGCCTTATGGAATCGGTTATGCTGGATCGATGAAGTTAGGGCAAGAAAAGTTTGGGTGGAAGCAATACGAAGGAGGGTGGGATGAGAGTAGACCTACAGATGAGCAAATTACTTTTATTTCTAACTTTGCAAAACAGGTGATTATTTGGGGAGGTAATTTCTTCCCCTGCCTTCCTGTTTCGGCTGGCTGGCTTGTTTGGAATAAAATTCAGCGCAACTTTTCGATGGGTGAAGGGGAACTTGCTTGGACAAACTTTAAGAACTCCATCAGGCTTTTTGATTTATCGCGTGCCGCGTGTGTTAGTGACGGGAAGGTCCATCCAACACAAAAATCTGTGGAGCTAATTAAATGGTGTGTTGATTTTATTGATGGGGTGCTGATTGCGGATTTCTATTCCGGCAGCGGGACAACCCTCATCGCCTGCGAGCAACTTGGCCGCAAATGCCGCGCCATCGAAATCTCGCCCGCCTATGTCGCCGTGGCGATCCAACGCTGGGCGGACGCCACCGGCAAAGAACCCAAGCGTTTATGATTTTTCTATTACACTGCGAAGCCATGCGGAAAGGCCAACAGCCCCACGCAAAGCGTCAATTTTTTCCCACTCCTCCGGCTTCAAGCAAAGGCACCGTGTTACAACGACCCTTCCCTTGCCGATACCTGGCTTTCTACCGGAACCTTTTCGTGAACCTCCGCGCGGCATTAGGCGGCCTCGTATCCTGCGCGAAGGCCGCGTTCAAAATCAGCCATGCACACAACCCAGTATTTGGAGTCGTCGCCCATCAGGATTCCCATAGCTTTTTCGCAGCGGGCTGCGAAGGATTTTGCGGTTGCGAGGCTGTTGAATTTGTAGGTGGTGTTTTTCATAACGAGAAGAGCTTCGCTCGATTTTTGAAATCCGTCAATAATTTTTTTCAAAAATATGAAAATAATTTTTGAGGCCCGCAGAGCCGCATGAACACAAGCGCAGCGGGTAAAACAAGAATGAACCCATCCCAAAAATAATCTCATGCCAAACAAAACCGAAGCCCAGACCGCCACCGTGACCGTGCTGGCAAATATATTCAACATCACGCCCGTGCGAGTGCAGCAACTTGCCAAGATGGGGGTTGTGGTAAAATCGGCGCGGGGAACTTATGAGGTATGGCGATCCGTGAAGGGATACATCAAATATCTCCAAGACCGAGCAGCAGGGAAAGGCATGGGGGAAGGAGACGGAGGCGACTACGAAAAGCACCGCACTCGCCTTTACGCCGCCCGTGCTGACGCGCAGGAAGTCATTTCGGCCAAGCTCAAACGCACCGCGCATGATGCCGAGGCCGTGGCCGAGGTAATGAACGACATGGTGGCCAACGCCCGCAGCCGCATCTTGGCAATCCCTACGCTGGTCGCGCCAAGGGTTGCCGACGAAAGCGATCCGGCGGTGTGTCTCGAAATCATTCGGGATGCCGCGCATGAAGCCCTCACCGAACTGACGGATTACAATCCCGACAAGGTAGTGGCGCGGTTCTTCAAGCAACTGGAAGCAGAGCGCAACGAAAGCCCCGAAGCAGACGAGGCGGAAGAATGACCGTCGAGCAGCAAGAGTTGGCCGGCCTTGGGCGGGTGATTTCAAAAACTTGGTCGCCTCCTCCGAAATGGACGATTTCGGAATGGGCAGACCACCGGCGCAAACTCTCCGGCGAGGCGGCAGCGGAGAAAGGGCAGTGGCGAACCAACCGCGCCGAATACCAGCGCGGCATCATGGACGCCGTTGCCGATCCGACCATTGAGCAGGTTGTCGTAATGAGCAGCGCCCAGGTGGGCAAAACGGAAATCCTTCTGAACTGCATCGGTTACTTCGTGGACTTCGACCCCTCGCCCCTCATGCTCGTGCAGCCGGACGAGGCCATGGCAGAGACATTTTCCAAGGACCGACTCGCGCCAATGTTCCGAGATTCGCCCAGCCTCCGCTCCAAGGTGCGCCCCGCGAAGACCCGCGACAGCGGAAACACGATCCTGCACAAAAGATTCCCCGGAGGGCATGTCACGCTGGTCGGAGCCAACGCCCCCAGCGGCCTCGCCTCTCGCCCGATCCGCATCCTCCTGCTTGATGAGGTGGACCGCTACCCCGCCAGCGCGGGAACGGAAGGCGATCCGGTGAATCTTGCCATCGCCCGAACTAAGAACTTCTGGAACCGGCGCGTCGTCATGGTCTCGACCCCGACCGTCAAGGGCTTGTCCCGCATAGAGCGAGCTTTTGAGATTTCCGACCAACGGCATTTTCTGGTGCCTTGCCCGCATTGCCAACACGAGCACCCGTTGCGGTGGGGGAATGTCGTATGGCAGGACGGACGCCGAGACCTTGCAACCCTCCGCTGTCCCGCCTGCAACGGCACGATCACCAACGCCCAAAAAAACCAAGCCGTTGCCCGTGGTAGGTGGCAGGCCAGCGCCGGACCCAGCAAGATCGCGGGCTTTCACTTGAACGAACTCTATTCCCCCTGGCGCAGCATCGCAGACATAGCCATCGAGCATGGGCGGGCGAAGGACGATCCCTCAACCTTGCAAGTCTGGATTAACACATCGCTGGGCGAGACATGGGAAGAAGGAGGCGAGCGCATCAGCGAGCACGCTTTGATCGAACGCTGCGAACCCTACCCGCAGGCGGATGTCCCCGCCCGTGGGCTGATTCTCACGGCAGGCGTGGACACCCAGCAAGACCGCCTCGAGGTCGAAGTGGTCGCGTGGGCAGGCGGCGAAGAAAGCTGGAGCGTTGCCTATCATGTCATTCTCGGCGACCCCGACATCCCGGAAGGCACAGCAGGAAGCCCGTGGACGCACCTCACCGACTATCTCCGCAAGCGGTGGACCTCCGAGGCAGGCGGCGAAATGGTCATCGAAACCACCTGCATCGATACCGGCGGCAGCAACACCCAAGCCGTTTACGGCTATGTGAAACGGCACAAGGGCGACCGAGTTTACGGAATCAAGGGCCAAGGCGGACCCGGCTTGCCCATTGTCGGCAACCCCGCCCGCCGCAGGGCAGGAAAAAAAACCACGCGCCCCATCGATGTTTACATTGTCGGAGTCGATTCCGCGAAGAGCATCGTTTACAAGCGCCTCCGCATCACGGAACCCGGCTCTGGATATTGCCATTTCCCACAGGGACGCAGCGCAGAGTATTTCCGAGGGCTGACCGCAGAAAAGGCCGTGACGAAATTCGTGAAAGGATTCCCCCGGCTGGAGTGGCACAAGACCTCCGGCGCACGGAACGAACCGCTTGATTGCCGGGTTTACGCCTTCGCCGCGCTCGTGCTACGCGCCCCGCAGTTTGACAAGCTCGCGTTGAGGAGGCGGCAGACCATGCCCACGCCCAAGCCCGCCGAGGTCGAGACGCCCCCTCCGGTGGAACTCCCCGCAGAAGACACCCCCAGACCGGATGCTGAGAATGCCGCGAAACGCAAGCGCACCACGCGCCGCGCTTCCTTCGTGCATTCATGGTGACAATCACAGCAGGCGAGACATTTGAGGTTACGGTATCGGCAGACCCCGCCGCGACCGTCCTTGTGCAATTCGCTGGCATGCAGTCGCGCAATGTCGCAGCCACCGGCACGGCAGGCACCTTCACCGCCGCCGCGAACACCAGCGGGTGGATACCAGGGCATTACATCTGGGAGGCATGGGCAACCGTTGCCGCACACCGCGCCCTCGTCGGAACCGGCGACCTCCTCATCCGCGAATCCGCTGCCACCCTCGCCCCCGGCGCCGAGGTGCGCACGCAAGCCCGCATCGCCGTGGCGCACATCCAAGCGATGCTCGCAGGCGGCGCAACGCTGGAGGCGAAACGCTACAAAATAAACAACCGAGAGCTTGAGCGGCACAGCATCGCCGAACTCCTGCAACTCCTCTCCTTCTGGCGGCGTGAGCTATCCCGCGAGTCCCGCCGCGATTCCGGCATCTCGTCCATCGGGCAATCTATTTCCGTCCGCATCTAACCATGGGCCTCCTCGACTTTTTTTCCCGCACCACCACGAAGACGCCCGCGCCAAGCCGCGTCGACCAGCCGAAACTCTGGTCGGCGCGGTCCATTCTTTCCGACACCATCGGCAGTTTCGCCACCGCAGGCATGCCGCAATCCGCAGGCGCAGGCAGGTTGGAATCCACATGGGCAGGCACACCGACCACGATTGACGCATGGATTTTTCAATATTGGAGCCGCATCGTCGCCCGCTCCCGTGAGCAGGCAGAAAACAACGATCACCTGAAAAAATTCCTTCAAATGGCCCGCGACAACATCGCAGGCCCGACAGGCTTCACCTTCAACGCCCAAATCCGCGACCCAAGCGGCACGATGGACACCGTGGCCAGCAGCGCCATCGAGGACGCCTTCGCCGATTGGAGCAAACGCGGCAACTACGACATCACCGGCCAACTCTCCCGCGCCGATGGCGAACGCCTCGCAGTGACCACCGCCGCGATGGATGGCGAGGTCATCTGCATCAAAAAGTATGGCGAAGACCTGAACAAGTGGGGCTTTGCCGTGCAGTTCATCGACCCCGTTTTGCTCAACCCCACGAAGTGGGAAAAGCTGAACAACGGAAATGTGATTCGTCACGGCATCGAGTTTAACCCGAACGGTCGCCCGGTCGCCTACCATTTCCGCAACTACGACGAGCAAATGATGGGGTATGTGAACTATAACGGCGAAAGCTTCCAGCGAGTGCCCGCCGATCAGGTCATTCATCGCTTCCTCCCGGAGCGAGTCGGCCAAAAGCGCGGCCTCCCGTGGGCGCGAACCGCCCTCTGGCGCATGCGCATGTTGGCAGGCTTCGAGGACGCCGCCGTGGTCAACGCCCGTGTGAGCGCCAGCAAGATGGGCTTCTTCAGAAACCTCGATGGCGACAGCGACGACATCCTCGAAATGGACGCCGAACCCGGAAAGTTCGAGGACATCGGGAACCGCGAGTTCATCCCCTACACGCCGCAATTTCCCGACCAAGCATTCGACCCATTTTGCAAAGCCATGCTCCGCTCGATTTCATCCGGCCTCGGCGTGAGCTACAACAATCTCGCCAGCGACCTCACGAGCGTCAATTTCTCATCGATCCGCCAAGGCGCACTCGACGAGCGCGAAGTCTGGAAGGGCCTGCAAGAATGGCTCATCAGCGGCTTCGTCATGCCGATCTACGAGGCATGGCTTGAGCGTTCACTCCTCGCCAACAAAATCCTCATCGCTGGCAAGCCGCTGAAATTCGACCGCCTCGAAAAATACAAACAAGTCGCCTTCACCGGACGCCGCTGGGCATGGATCGACCCATCCGCAGAAATGGCGGCAAACGAAAAAGCCATCTCGCAAAAGCTCAAATCCCGCAGCGAGATCATCCGGGAAACCAGCAACCGAGACCCCGAAGACGTGTGGAGCGAGATCGAGCGCGAGGAAGTCGAACTCAAAAAGCGCGGCATCGTGCCGCTCGTCCCAGCAGGCGCAGCCGCCCCCGTGGCACAGCCCGACCCCCAGCCATGAGCCAGAATTTCGACATCACCATTCCCGCCGGCGAATCGTTCTTTTTTGAAACGACCATCAGGCAATCCAGCGAACCAAACGCCCAGCCGATCAACTTGGCTGGCTTCACCGCAGTCGGTCAACTCCGCGAGGATTGGGACAAACCTTTACTCGCGTCTTTCGAGATCACTTTCCTCCTGCCACGCACAAACGGCAAAATCCGCTTCGTTCTCAGCGACGAGGTGACACGCGCCCTGCCAGTGAGCCGCGCCCGATACGACATTTTCATCACCGACCAAGAAGGCACTACCCGGAAATTACTGGAAGGCATCGCCTTCATTACCCGCAACATCTCCCGATAAAACCATGGCCGCCGTAGACCTCACCATTTTCCCAAAGCCGCAAGTCATCGTAAGCCCCGGCATCGTGATGCCCATCGGCGCAGGCGCTCAAGGCCCAGCCGGAACGCTCACCATCGGCACGATCACCCAACTCCCCACAGGTTCAGCTCCAACGATCACGAATGCAGGAAGCCCAGAAAATGCCGTCTTGAATTTCGGCATCCCCCTCGGAGCGCAAGGCCCCGCTGGCACGCTCGCCATCGGCGCCGTGCAGACCGTGGCAGGCGACCAAAACGCCAGCGTTTCCAATGTCGGCACAACGCAAAACGCCGTCTTAAATTTCACCCTGCCCCGTGGACTCTCCTCGACCATCGCAGTCGGCACCGTCTACACCCTACCCGCAGGCTCGCAGCCTGTCGTGGCTAATGTCGGCACGCAGGAAAATGCGATCTTGAATTTCGGCATCCCGCTCCAAGCCGAGGGCCAGCGCGGAGAGCCTGGACCCGCAGGCGAGCGAGGCCCCGCCTTTGTGTATGGCTCCATCTCCTTCCTCTCTGATGTCTCCGACGATCACCTCACCCACTGGATCGGACGCGCCAGCGCAGGCACCGGCACGGATTTGAATCTCTGGACCATCACCCGCAGCATCTTCACGCCCAGCGGCGAACTCATCGCCCGCGGCGTCGCCGCCCGTGTCGCATGGGACAACCGCACCACCGTCGAATATGTGGCTGGCGTGGTATCCACCAGCGAGATCGACGCAGGTTTCTTCTAAAACTTCCCGTCACGCCTCTGGCCTGCCATGCGCAACTTGACAGTCTGAATCAACAGATGAGGCCCAAGGACGCTTGGGCGTAGGGTTCTCTCCTCCTCTCCCCCTCCGTGCTCTCCGTGGTGAAAAACGCACGGAACGCCCCGCAGAAGACACGGATTTTCGCAGCGGCAAAATAACGCCCGTCCACCACGGACACCGCAACCACAACCACCACCACACAAAAAATCATGTCTGTCCCAATTCGCATTCGCCGCCGCCAATCCGGTTCCGCCGGAGCACCGGGAGTTCTCCGCTCCTCAGAACTCGCCTTCAACGAAGTTGATGGCATCCTCTACTACGGCAAAGGCGCCGACGCCCAAGGCAACGCCACCGACATTCTCGGCATCGGCGGCAACGCTTCCAAAAACTACGCCGACGGCATCGTCGCCACAGAGCGGGATGCACGCATCGCAGCGGATAACGATCTTAATTCCGCCATCGATGCCGAAGAGACACGCGCTCTTGCAGCAGAGGCCGCTCTCGGCACTCGCATTGATAATGTCCTCAGCAATGTCACTCCCGGCTCGCTTGATTCGCTGTCGGAAGTGGTCACAGCCTTCCAGGCCGCAGACTCAAACCTCAACGGAGCAATCACCAGCCTCGCTTCCAGCGCCTCCACCGGCCTGCAAGACGAGATCGCCCGCGCCACAGCAGCCGAGGCCGCTCTCGCTTCCGACATCTCGGACATCGAGACAGCAGCTACAGCGCTTTCTGGTCGTGTCACCACCGCAGAGGGAGACATCGACGCTCTCGAATCCCGCGCCGGAAACATCGAATCCGCAGCCACCACACTCGCCGGACGTGTCACATCAGCCGAGAGCGCAGCAACCGCACTCTCTGGCCGTGTGTCCACAGCCGAGAGCGACATCGATTCGATCGAGTCTGCTGCCACTTCCCTGACAAATCGTGTCACGACCGCAGAGAGCGACATCGATTCCGTCGAAGCCCGCATCCTCGCGCTCGAAACCGAGATCGACGGCGGCACGTTCTAAGCAAACGGCCCAATGGGGCCGGTCAACCTCGTGTCCATACATGACGACCGGCCTTTCAAATTCTTACGAGTCCATACTCATGCCAGTTCCAATTAAGCCCAAAAAATCCACCGTGCCGGGTCGCATCCCCAGCACGGCGGATCTTTCTTTTGGCGAAGTCGCCGTAAATTTGGCCGACAAAAAAATCTATAGCCGCGACAGCACAGGCATAATCCAGCTCGCACTTCCAACAAGGGAAGAACTCCGGGCGATTAACCCAAGAGACCCCAGCCTATACCAGCATCTCTCCGCCGTAATCGGATACGACGCCTATTCAGGACGCCTGGAGTGGGACGACTACCCCGCAACCGGCGAACCAGACGACTCCCCCGCCTGGACCATCTACAAAATTTCCACCAACTCCGCAGGCGATGTCGTCTCGGAGCAATCCGCCACCGGAGCGTGGTCAAACAAAACCCAACTCCAATTTGCTTAAAAATCAAAACCATGAAAGCCACCAACCCAATCGTTATCGGCGAAAAGTTCTTCGACCGTTTTTCGCTCAATCTCGCCATAAACGGGAAGTATCTACCAGACGGCTCCAGCGATGCATCCATTGCAGCCCGTTTCATTCCGACCCGAATTGAAGGCGATGAAGTCGAGCAGGCGCAAGAGCAGTCCGTCAACATTGCCCTCGGCTCCCTCTCCGGCTCCGACGCCGCCACACTCACCGCCGTCGCTGAAATCTCGGCAGCACTTCAAAAATTCATCATCTCGAAAGGTCTTTAAAAATGGCTAACTATCGCGCAATCGCATCGGGAAACTGGTCAAACGGAGCAACATGGGCAGGCGGCTCAGTGCCTCCGAATGGGGAAGGGCACAATGTTTATTGCAACAATTTCACCATAACTATAGACACTAATGTCAATGTCGCGCTTATCACAAATGCGGCAATCACCGCATCTTTTGTCGGTGGTGGCACCTCAGCAGCAGCAGGAGGGAGTTTTAATGCAGAAGGCGCTTACACTCTGAATGTAGCGTTGATAACTGCAAGCTCTACAGGCGGCACTGTAAATAATACTGGCACTTCCACCCTAAATATCAACGGCTGCACTGTTCAGGGAAATCAAGGAGGGAATATTGTCAATATCAGAAACACCTCAACAGGAAATATTACTTTTGATAATTGTGTTGTTGCTGCCAACGGCTCGTCTGGTGGGGCATTCCCAATTCAAAACGTCTCTACGGGAACTCTAACATTTAATACCTGCACAATGACCGCAGGCCAAAACACAAGTTACGCAGTAGGAAACTTTGGAGCTGGTAACATCATCGTATCGGGCGGAGTTTTGAACGGAGCATCCGTAAGCACTGGTCCGGCAATCTCTTCAACTTCAACAGGTAGTGTCACTTGCTCAAATTGCACAATCAATGCAGGAGCGTCCGCAGTTGCAATAAATAATGGAACAGGCCAGTTGACTCTCATAAATTGCGTAATCACTGCTTCTAATGGAGCAAATGGCGTAACATCTGCCGGAGTCGCTCGCATTAGCGGCACGCTCATTAGCTCTCCCAATGGATTCCAAGCTGTAAACTCCTCACGCTGGATTCTAAATACATCTCCAACAAACGCCTACATACAACACGCGCTCGACGGGATCAATGCCAACAGCTATGTGCGCTACTACACCGCCGACAACAACCTCGGCCAAGCCAATCCGACCGATGTGCGAAGCGGTGTGAGCTACGCATCGGGCAACCTCACCGGACGCCTCACCGTCCCCGCTCGCGGATCTGTTGCGCTCTCGGTCAACTATGGGCCCTCGATGCCGTTCACGGCTACGCGCTCTGGCACGACTGCCACGGCAACGCTGGCCTACAGCTACCCACTCGTCGTCGGTGACCAAATCACCGTGACAGGCGCATCAAACGCCGAATGGAATAGCACCTACACCATCGCCTCCGTCGTGAACGACACATCGGTGACATTCACCGTCCCTTCCACGCACAGCGCAACCGCAGGCACAGGCGCGACGATGCAGACCACCGGCACAGCCGTCCTCGATCCCGCTGCCGTGGCAACAGCAGTATGGGGCGCGGCAACACGCACACTCACCAGCGCCAGCGGTCCAACCGCAGCAGAAAACGCCTCGGCAGTTTGGGCAGCAGGAAGCAGGACGCTTACAGCAGGCGCGGGAATTACCGCCGCAGATGTTTGGAGCCATAGCAGCCGCACCGTAACGGGCGGAACGGTCGATACTTTGACCAACGCGCCAAGCGTGCCTTCGGCCTCGGCTATAGCGTCACAGGTCAGAACTGAGCTATCCGTGGAGCTTGGGCGAGTGGATGCCTCAATCTCCAGCCGAGCGACCGCAGCCAACATTCCGACCTCCGACATCACGGCAATCAAAGCCAAGACGGACAACTTGCCAGCATCGCCAGCAGCAACCGGCGACATCCCGACAGAATCGGAAATCGCATCAGCGGTCTGGGAAAAGCCGACCACCGAGCTGACGATCACCGGCTCCATCGGCGAACGCGCAAAAAATCAAAGCACAGTCTCAACGACCGGCGCTCAACTCGCCGCAGCACTCTCGTAAGTTGGTTCATAGGTTATCCCGGCGTGGGCCAAAACCCACGCCGGGTTTTTTTGTGTCTCCGTGGCCTCTGTGTCCTCCGGGGTCAATCCAACGGAACGCCCCGCAGAAGACAGGCCGACACCCAGTGGCAAAATTCGCGCACACATGAAGCCCGCCGCCAAAGAACTTTTCAACCAGCCGATGCGTCGCGTGATGACCATCGGCACGATCAGCGCAGAGTCGCGCACGGTGGAGCTGGCTTTTTCGAGCAACGCCGAAATCGAGCGTTGGCCCGGCATGGTCGAAGTCCTCGATCACTCGCCAGAAGCCTGCGACCTCTCGCGGCTCAACGACCGCGCCAATCTTTTGTTCAACCATGACGCATCCGAAGTGCTCGGAGTCGTCGAGACCGCCCGCATCGATGCAGACGGGATGGGCCGTGCGCTGGTGCGCTTCGGCAAATCCGAATGCGCCGAAGAAGCGTGGCAAGATGTGCAGGACGGAATCCTCACGAAAGTCTCAGTCGGCTACCGCATCCGCGAGGTCAAGTTGACCGAAGAACGCGAAGCCCTCGATGTCTACACCGTCACACGATGGGAACCCTACGAGATCAGCATCGTCACCATCCCAGCCGACACCTCTGTCGGAGTGGGCCGCAGCCTTATCAACCCGCCAGAGCCAATCGGCAACGGCACAAATCAACCAAATCCCATGCAAGACACACCTACACCCGCGCCACAAGCGCCCGCACCGGCGGCCCCGGAGATCAACATCGTCGCCGAGCGCAACGCCGCCATCAAAAGCGAGCAAGACCGCACCCGCTCGATCCTCGAAGCAGGCGACAAATACGGAATGCCCGCCCTCGCCGCACAAATCGTGCGTGACGGTGGCAACCTGGTCGACTTCCAAGCCGCCGCCCTCGCTGAGAAAGACAAGCGCAGCGCCCAAGTCCGCGAAGGTCACGCGCCCATCGGCCTCAACGAACGCGAAGCTGGTAGCTTCAGCTTCGTAAAACTCATCCGCGCCCTCGCCGCAGAACCCACCGACAAAAAGGCTCGTCAAGACGCCGCTTTTGAGTTGGAAGCCTGCGAAGCAGCAGCCGGACAAGTTGCCCACCGCAACGTCAAAGGCACCATGATTCCCGTGGATGTCCTCACCGCAGGCTACGGCCAACGCGGCACAGCAACCGTTTCCGGCAAATCCGGCAGTGGATACACCGGCACAGGCAACAACACCGTGCAGACCAACCTCCTCGCCTCCTCGTTCATCGATGTCCTCCGCAACAAAGCGGTCATCATGAACCTCGGCACTGAGCTGGCTGGCCTCGTCGGCAATGTGGACATGCCCAAACAAACCACATTCGGCACTGGCTACTGGATCGGCGAAGACGACGATGCGAACAAATCCGACATCGATTTCGGCCTCGTCTCGCTCCGTCCTCGCACCGTTGCCAACTTCGGCGAAATCACCCGCCGCATGTTGATGCAGCCCTCGCTGTCCGTCGAAGCCCTGCTTCGTAACGACCTCGCCCAAGGCTTGGCACTCACCATCGACTCCGCAGCCTTCTACGGCACCGGACTCAGCAACGCCCCGACCGGAATCAAATCCGCCGCTGGCGTCCTCTCGCAGTCCTTCGTCGCAGTTCAGCCAACCTTCGCGGAACTCGTGGCAATGGAAAGCCTCGTCAGTGCTCAAAACACCGATGTCGCCAGCATGGCATTCGTTGCCAACCCATCGACACGCGGCATGGCAAAGACCGCGCTCAAATTCCCAACCGGCTCCACCAACGGCGGCACCATCTGGGAAAACGGCACGATGAACGGCTACCGCACCGAGATCACCAACCAGATCACCTCTGGCGATGTGTTCTTCGGCAACTTCGCTGATTTCATCATCGGCCTCTGGGGTGGCCTCGAAATCACCGTGGACCCCTACTCGAACAGCACCAAAGGCCGTCTCCGCATCGTCTGCATGCAAGACGTGGACTTCGCTGTCCGCCGCGCCCAGTCCTTCGTTTACGGCAAAAAGCCCTAATCGATAGCTGAAAATTCAACCGCCTCCTCCGTGTGCATTCGCGGAGGAGGCTTTTGCTAACGACCCAACGCCATGGAACCTCAAAAAATCACACTTCTTCAAAGCCTAATGATTGCCGGCGAATCCTGCCCGGTCGGCAGTGATGTCGAAGTCTCGCCCTCCTTCGCCCGCGAACTCATCGCCCTTGGCCTCGCCAAGCCATTCATCGAAACAGCCGCCGAGCCTAAGAAGAAAAAATGAGCCTCGACGAAAAGGACGGACGCCCTGCCGTGCGACTGAACCTCGCCGAAGCCATAGCCGCTCTGGCCCTCGTGGCAACGGTCTTCTCATCGCTCAACGGCTGGATCGTCCTGCCCGAACAAATGCGCCAAGTCAGAAATGAAAACGAACGCCAAGACATCCGCCTCCAAGCCATCGAACGCCTCGCCAGCGAGCGCAGCGAAACCCTCGCCCGCATCGATGAAAGAACCAAGCGCATCGAGGAAAGCCTCAAATCCAAATGAAGCGCCTGCTGGCACTCCTGCCGCTCCTGCTCCTACCCGGCTGCGTAAGCGTCCCGCTGCCGCCAAGCGGAGAAAAGATCGGAAGCCTCGGGCGCGTGGAGGTCGGAATCCGCTATTTCCCACCAGTCAAGATCGACTGGTTCAACCCCCAAATCCCCAGCCTCAAAGACAAATGAAAATCCTCGATTACATCCTCGCCCGCCTCGCCGAATCATCCACTTGGCGCGGCCTCGTATTCGTCGCCTCCGCTGCCGGAATCGTTCTTGATCCCGACAAATTCAACGCCATCGCCGCTGCCGGAATGGCCGTGGCCGGAGCGATCAACATTTTCCGCAAAGAGAAGAAGTGATTCACTGAAATGCTTCACCGACTCCTCGCCATCGCCCAAGCCGAGATCGGAATCCGCGAAGAAGGCGGCAACAATCGCGGCCAGCGGATACGCGACTACCAACGCGCCACCGACCTACCACCCGGCCCGTGGCCATGGTGCGCCGCTTTCGTTTCATTTTGCGTGCAGGAATGGCTGAATGAAAACGATGTCCCAGAGTGGCTGCGCCTCACCCGCACGCCCGCCCAATGGCAACCCCGCACCGCGCTGGCCTACGGATTCCGCCAATGGGCAAAAGATCGCCCCCGCACCACGAGCATCTACACCGACCAAGACGCCGCCCAGCCGGGCGACATCGTGACCTTTGATTTTAGCCATGTCGGAATCGTCCTTGAAGACGATGGAAAGAACCTCGTGACGGTCGAAGGAAACACCAACGGCAAAGGCCAACGCGACTCCGAGACAGGCGATGGAGTCTGGCGCAAAATCCGGCCAAAATCCCTCGCTCGAAATTTCATTCGCATACACCCCGCCCGATGACCTACGGAAACCTTGATGTCTTTTTCAGCGGTCTCGACCACACCGAGATTCTGTTTGCCCTGCCCACCGGAACCCGGATCGTGCGCGGCTATTTCGACAACGCCTTTTTCGATTCCTCCGTGGGCGAGGTAGTGCTCGACAGCACGCAGCCCCGCTTCCAATGCAAGGAGGAAGATGTCGCCAGCATCCCCCGCGAAACCGCCTGCAAGGTGGAAGGCAAAGATTACACCGTGATGGAAATCCAGCCAGACGGCACCGGCCTCGCCACCGTCACACTCGCGCATGAGTGACATGATTTTCATCAACGCCAAGGGACTCGATCGCATTGGGCGCGACCTTGGGGCAACGCAAAAGCAGATCGCCCCCGCCATGCGCACAGCCGTCTCTCGCGTTACCCGCTGGGCAGGCAACGAAGCCGCCCGCCGCATCAGCAAGGCGACCAAAGTCACAGGCAAAGTCATCAAGGGAAGGATGCGCGTGGAAGTGATGGGCAAGGATGGCGTCCTCGGGCGCGTGTGGGCTGGCCTGCGCAACATCCCGCTGAAGGCCATGAAGCCCCGCCAAACAAAAAGCGGCGTCACAGCAGGCCCCGCCAAGCGCCCCGGCGCATTCATCTCCAAGAAACTCGGTGGCCATGTGTTCAAGCGCACAGGGAAGAAGCGCCTGCCAATCGAAAAGGAAACCTTCTCCATCCTCGACCCCGGCATGGATGCCATGGGGAGTCTGGAAAACGAAATCGGCGAACGCCTGCAACGCGAATTTGAATCCCAACTAAAATGGCAACTCAGCAAATAGACCTCGCCGTCCTGCACACGAAGATCGCCGAGAAGATCAACGCCAAGTTTGGCGCATCGGTCAAAACCATCGCCGCCTATTCGCGTTATCTCGAAAAGCTGGAAGTGCCAGCGATCACCTTTGAACTCGACACCATCGAGCCATCCGACCCCTCGGATGTCGGAACGCAGCAACTCCAGGTCGATATCCGCTTTTCCGCCTCGCTCATCTACTCCTACAAACAAGGCAACAAATTCGCCGTGCGCCTCATGTCGGCAAACTTCGCGGCCTTCCTGCAAGGCCAGCGGTTCGGAATGCCCGTCACGCCCGCCCGATTCATCGCCGCGACCCCGCAGGAATTTGACGCCGAAAACCCCGAATACGAAACATGGCGGGTCGAATGGGAACATACTTGCCTCCTCGGAGAAACCGCATGGCCCGAAGGTGGGGCGTTACCCACAGACATCCGCGCTTCATGGTCGCCAGAGATCGGCATCCCCCACGAGCCAAAATATAAGCCAATCCAAGACCTCCTCGCGCCATGAGCAACGCCCGCATCGGAGAGCTTGAGCGCCGACTCTCGAACACCATCCGACCCGGCACGGTGCTTGAGGCCGACTACGCCAAGGCCCGCCTGCGTGTCACGATGGGAGACAATACCTCCGCATGGCTTCCATGGCTCACCAGCCGCGCCGGGGAAGACCGCACATGGCACGCTCCAGAGGTAGGCGAGCAGGTCATCGTCATGGCCCCCGGCGGCGAACTCTCAGCGGGCTATGTCATGCCAGGCGGTATCTACAAAACCGACTACCCCGCCAACGGAGACAAAGCCGAAATCAGCCGCACCACCTACAAAGACGGCGCAATTCTCGAATACGACCGAGAAGCGCACACCCACCTCCTGCAACTCCCAGAAGGATCGGCAACAGTCAAAGTTGGAGACGACGCACAGACCGAGATCACGCCATCGAAGATCACGGCCAAGGTAGGCACGGACGCAAAGACCGAAATCACCTCTGACAAAATCCTCGCGCAAATCGGCAGCAATGCCAAAAGCGAGATAACTGCGAGCAAGATCACGCACAGCCTCGGCAGTGGAAAGGTCGAGATCACCAGCGGCAGCGTCAAAATCACAGTCGGCGGAACCACGCTCGAAATCGCCAGCAGCGGCATTACGATCACCGGCAACGTCACGCAGACAGGAAACTACGATCAAACAGGTCTGATGAAATCGAACCTGATCACCCTCTCCACCCACACGCACGGTGGAGTCATGACGGGAACCGCATTCACCGCGACGCCCAAGCTCTAACCTCCGTGCTCTCCGTGTCCTCCGTGGTTCAACCTTTCTAACCTCTCTGCGGGAAGTCCCCGCAGAAGACACCCTCCCCCGCAACCCTAAAATTCGGCCTCATGCGAGGCATGAGCAGCGACACCGGCAAGGCGCTTTCCGGGCTGGACCATTTAAAGCAGTCGATTCGGGACATCTTAACAACCCCGCTCGGCTCTCGCGTCATGCTCCGAGACTACGGATCGCGCCTGTTCGACCTGGTGGACGCCCCCATGAATCGCGGAACCATCGTGGAAATTTACGTTGCGACCATCGAGGCCATCCGCAAATGGGAGCCTCGCGTTGAGATTACGCGCGTCATCGCCCAGGCCATCGAACCCGGCAAGATCACCATCGCCCTCGAAGGCGTCTATCTGCCCACCGGAACCGCGCTCACGCTCGACGGGATGGTCGTATGAGTTACACGCCAATCGATCTTTCGAGCCTTCCCGCGCCGACGATTGTCGAGAGTCTCGACTACGCCGCGATTTTGCAGGAGATGGTGGACGACCTCAAAGCCCGCGATCCGGCTTTCACCGCAATCGTGGAAAGCGACCCCGCCTTTAAGATTCTGGAAGTCTGCGCCTACCGCGAAATGCTCATCCGGCAGCGGGTCAACGATGCCGCCCGTGGTGTCATGCTGGCTTATGCAACCGGCGCTGACCTCGACCAACTCGGAGCGATCTTCGGCACGACCCGCAAAATCCTCGTGCCAGCAGCCCCAACAGCAATCCCGCCGCGCCTGGCCGTCATGGAGACCGACACCGATTTTCGCTATCGCGTCACACTCGCCCTTGAGGGCTTGAGCACGGCAGGCCCCGAAGGAAGTTATCTTTACCACGCCCTCAAAGTGGCCGGCGTCAAACACGCGACCATCGTCGGGCCTCCCACCGTTTCCCCCGGCAATGTCCTCGTGACCGTCCTCGGCCTCACAGGCAACGGCGCACCCTCGGCAACCGTTATCAGCAATGTCACGCAGGCCCTCAACGCCGAAAGCGTCCGCCCGCTCACGGATGCCGTCACCGTGCAAGGCGCATCGATCCAGAACTACACGATCACCGCGACCATTTTCACTTTCCCCGGCCCCGACTCGTCAGTCGTCATGGCCGAAGCCCAAGCCAGCGCCCAAGAGTTCGCAACGCAGAATCACAAAGTCGGCAACGACATTAACCGCTCTGCGATCTTCGCCGCGCTCCATGTGGACGGCGTTCAAAAAGTCACACTCACATCGCCCTCCGCAGACATCACCTGCAACCACACGCAAGCGCCATTCTGCACCGCGATCAATCTCACATACGGAGGTCTGAGCCAGTAAAATGAGCCGCTCGATTTACCAATACCTGTCAGACCAAGACGGCCTTTTCTGGTATTACGGGCAGGCTCCAGACGCCGCCGCCGTCACGGATTTACTCTGGAACATTCTGCGGCAGGAATACAACTCGTCCGGCCAGCTTGTTGAAACCCGCATCGCTCTTAACACCTCGTGGGAGCAACGCACCAACGCAGACTATCAAATCCCCTCGACGGAAACGCAGGAAATCGCCCCCGACCTCTCGCTGCGTGACCTCCTTCCTTCCAACGCGACAGCGCCAGAGCGATCCCTTTCTCTCGCCACCGCCCGCCTCGGCTCAATCGACACCCCCATCCGCTCACTCTGGAATCCCGACACCTGCCCGGAGGCGCTTCTGCCATGGCTCGCCTGGGCGACATCCGTCGATGAGTGGGATGCCAACTGGACGACCGCAACCAAGCGGAATGTCATCAAGAACTCTGCCGAGATCCACCGCAAAAAAGGCACCGTCGCCGCTGTCAAAACACTCCTCGACTCATTCGGCATCGCGCTGCAACTCAGCGAGTGGTGGCAGACCACGCCAAAAGGGACACCTCACACTTTCGCAATCGCCCTCGGCTGGCTCCAAACCCCCGCCGAAGTGCAGGACTCGATCAGCAAAGCAGTCTCTGCCGTCAAACCCGTGCGCAGTTCGTTCACCCTCTCGGCTCTCGAATCATTCGTCGGCAGCGTGAACATCGTCGGCATCTGCCGCCCCGCCACATTCAACCGCCTCGATTGCGCAGCCACCTACTAACCCATCATGGCCCTTCAATTCATCATCACCGACGCAGGCCGCGCCGCCATCGCCCAAGTTGGCGGGGCCATCGGCCCTGTCACCCTTACAAAGATCGCCATCGGCAGTGCAGGCTACACGCCCACAGCCAGCCGCACTGCACTGCAAACCGAGATCAAACGCCTCGATCCAAGCGGAAGCAGCGTGCCAGTTCCGGGAACGATCCACATGACGGCGCAGGACGATTCCGCAGACAGCTACTCGGTCAAAGAAATCGGCCTCTACACGAACAACGGCGTCCTCTTCGCCATCTACTCGCAGACAGGCGTGATCCTCACCAAAGGCAGCACGGCCAGCGCACTCTTCGCGCTCGATTTCGTGATGACCAATGTGCCGCCCGGATCAGTCACGGTCGGAGACGCAGGATTTTCCTACGCGCAGGCAAATGAAACGCGCCTCGGCGTGCTCGCCATCGCCACAACCGCCGAAGCGCAGGCTGGAACGGTCGACAACAAAATCATCACGCCGCGCAAGTTGGCGGAAGTCACAGCCACGGAAACCCGGCGTGGCGTCATCGCGCTGGCTACCACAGCCGAGGCGCAGGCGCTCGCCCCAGACGACACAAAAGCCCTCTCGGTGGCGCGGCTCGTGGATCGCACGGCAACAACAGGGCGTGTGGGCGTGGTCGCGCTTGCCACAAACGCGCAAACCCAGACAGGGACAGACACAACCCGCGCAGTCACTCCTGCAAGCCTCGCCAGCGCAGCCTCCCTCTTTGTTCCTCCGGGCGCAGTCATGCCATTTGCCTCGGCAGCCACACCATCGGGCTGGCTTGCTGCAAACGGAAATGTTGTTCCTAACGGAATAGGCACAGTCCAAGGAATAACCGCTAATTTTGCCGCGCTCTTTGCGGTGGTCGGAACAACCTATGGAGCGGCAGGGACATTACCCGACTTGCGTGGATATTTCGTGCGCGGGAGTGGCACAAATTCGGACGGCACGGCGTCGGGGACTTTTGGAGCCAAGCAGGCTGATGAATTTAAGAGCCACACGCATACGGGAAGTGCAAAAGCAGCCAGCATAAACACAATTTCCGTGAACTGGAACGGGACGCGCTTTTCTACGCGAGATGCTAATGGGACTTCAACAGGAGGGGACTACAAGGATTTATCTCACGGTCATTCCTTAACAATCAACCCAACAGGCGGCACCGAAACCCGCCCGAAAAACATCGCGCTCCTCTACTGCATCAAATTCTAAGGAAGTCCCCGCAGAAGACACCGCAACACGATCCCCGCACACTCTCACCCGCAACCGCAAACCACTAAACAACCATGTCTCAATTTTTACACGGCGTCGAAGTTCAAGAAATCACTGGCGGGCCACGCCCGATCAAAACCGTTTCGTCCAGCGTCATCGGACTCGTCGGCACAGGCACAGCTCACTCGGATTTTCCGCTGAACACACCCGTCCTCGTGACATCCCCAACAGGGGTTTCGACCAAGCTTGGCGCAAGCACATTCCTCGGCAAGGCCATTGAAGCGATTTACAAACAGACTGGCGCAGTTGTCGTCGTCGTGCGTTGCGCGACTGCGGCGGATGTCGCTGGCAGCTCCAGCCTGCTCACTGGCGTCCACGCCCTGCGCAAAGCGCAAGCTGAACTCAATGTCACGCCTCGCCTCATCGTCGCAGAAGGCGCGTATGAGACCACCACGATTGACGATGTGAAAGCCGTCGCCTCCGCTCTCCGTGCGGTTGCCATCGCTGGACTCGTTTCAAGCGTTGCCGCAATCGACACCGCCACAGAAGCCTCGGCATGGGTCACAGCAAACGGCAATGATCGCATTTATGGAGTATGGCCAGCCGTCAACGGCGGCGAAGACCCCTCGCCATATGTCGCTGGCCTCATGGCCCGCATCGATAACGAGCGCGGCTTCTGGTGGTCGCCATCGAACAACGAAATCGCAGGCATCGAGAAGATCGACAAAGCCGTTGATTTTGTCCTCGGCGATACCTCCTCACTCGCCAACGTGCTGAACCTCGGCAATGTCGCCACCTTCATCCGCAGCGGAGGCTTCCGCCTCTGGGGCAACCAGACCGGCAGCACGGACATCAAATACCAATTCGTCAATGTTCGCCGCACAGCGGACCTCATTTTCGACAGCCTCCAACGCGCCCACCTCTGGGCAGTGGATCGCCTCATCTCGAAAACATACCTCGAAGATGTCACCGAGTCCGTCAACGCCTACCTCGCCAGCCTCAAAAACCAAGGCGCGATCCTCGGCGGCAAATGCTGGGCCGATCCAGACCTCAACACCCCGGCAAACATCCAGCTCGGCAAGGTCTATTTCAACTTCGACTTCACGCCGCCATATCCAGCCGAACACATCACCTTCCGTGGCGAGCTTACGAACGAATATCTCACCGAAATCCTTAACTAAAAAAAGACCATGGCAACCGCATCAAACATCCTCAAAAACTTCAACCTCTATGTGGACGGGCGTGGGTTTGCAGGCGTCGTAGACGAGCTGCAACTCCCGACCCTCGGCCTCGTGGTCGAAGACTTCCGCGCTGGTGGCATGGACGCATCCGTGGCCGTCGAAATGGGCCAGGAGAAACTTGAAGCCTCCTTCGTCCTCTCAGGCTACGAGGAAAATGTCCTCAACCTCTGGGGCATGGGCCAAGGCCAGACCGTCCCACTCGTCGCCCGTGGCGCTCTCGAAAGCCTCGACGGCGCAGTGACGCCCGTGGTCGTTTACATGAACGGAACCATCCGTTCGATGGAACCCGGCGCGTGGAAGGCTGGCGAGAAATCGACCATCTCCTTCACGATGGACCTCCGCAGCTACAAATACACCCAAGCAGGCCGGACCATCAACGACATCGATGTTCCAAACATGGTTCGCATCGTAAACGGAACCGACCGCCTCGCAGCCCAGCGCAACGCCATCGGCATCTAATCCAGCGCAATGGCCAACAAAAAATCCACCGTCGAAATTGCCCTCGATTTCCCAATCAAAATCGAAGGCGTGGAGTGCAGCCGCCTCACCCTCCGCAGGCCCAAAGTCGGCGACATCCTCGCAGCCGAGGAAGGCGCAAAAGGACGTGGCGAAAAGGAAATCGAAATTCTCACGTTCTCGAACCTCTGCATGGTAACGCCCGCTGAAATCCGAGACCTCGACCTGGGCGACTATCAAAAGCTCGCTAAAGCGTTCTCGGCTTTTTTGTCCTGACGCGGGAGGACGCCATGCGCGGCACTCTCGCACTGGCCAGTCACACCGGATGGAGCCTCGCAGAGATCAGCGCAATGACCGCCGAGGAGCTTGTGGACTGGTGCGGCAAACTTACTAAATAATCATGGCGACCGAGAAAAAATTCAAAGCGACAATCGAGATCGGCGGGGCCGTTGCTGGCTCGCTGAAATCGTCGTTTGCCGCCGTCACCGGGAACACTAAGATTCTCGGCGCTTCAATGTCGAAGCTGAAATCCCGCATGAAGGAGGTCGGTGCGGCGATGAAAGAATCCGGCGCGGATACCGTCACGCTCGGCAAAGAGCTTGCCGCTCTACAACGCAAAGCCGACGCAACCCGCAAAGTGATGGACTCGTGGGGGAGGATTCAACCAATCGGAGACAAATTTCGAGCCGTTGGGCGAAACCTTGCTTATGTGGGAGTGGGAGCCACCGCAGCGGCGGCAGGACTCGGAGCGATTTTTAAAACCCAGTTCCTCGATGTTGCTGCTCAGTTTGAAAAATTCCAAACCATCCTGGAAACAATCGAAGGAAGTAGCGAAAAAGCAAAAGCCAGCTTCCAATGGATTTCAGATTTTGCCGCAAAGACGCCTTACGATTTAGCGTCGGTCACAGAAGCTTTCGTTAAGCTAAAGGCTTATGGAATCGACCCGATTAAAAGTGGCCTGCTTAAGACACTCGGAGATACATCGGCCGCCATGGGAAAGGATGTTATGGATGCCGTCGAGGCCATTGCGGACGCCGTAACCGGTGAGAACGAGCGGCTGAAAGAATTTGGTATTAAGGCGACAAAGGAAAAGGGGCGAATCCTCTATCGTTTCACGAACAAGAGCGGAAAAGAAATCGTTGCCGCTGCGGACGCTAACAACCGCAAACAAATTCAAGGCACCTTGCAAGCGATATGGAATGAAAAATACGGAGGAGCCATGGAAAAAATGTCAGGCACTTGGCAAGGCATGATGTCCAACCTTGGAGACCAGTGGACACGCTTCACCGCCCTCGTCATGCAGTCATCAGCTTTTGAGAACCTAAAAGGTAGATTAGGCTCGCTGCTCGCAACGATCGACAAGATGGCAGCGGATGGGAGCCTGCAAAAAATCGCCAACGAAATGGGAACCGCCATTTCCAGAGCAATCGACAGCGTCGCAAATTTTGCCGAGAAAGTGCCGGGTTGGACAAAGTCATTTTTGCAATTCATGGAGCCGTTCGGCGGACTAAAAACCGTGTTAATCGGAATCGCCGCCGTGCCGCTCCTGCCAACCATCGCCGCCATCGCTTCGCTTGGCGCTTCGTGCATCATCTCCATCCCCGGCATCATTTCCCTAACGACAGGACTCTGGGGCATGGCCGCAGCCGCAGCAGGCGGGAGCGCAGCACTCCTGCCAATCATCGGCACGGTGGCCGTTGTCGCCGCAGGCTTTGTAGCAGTTGGTTTGGCGGTCAAACATGTGGCTGAAAACTGGGATACATGGTCATGGGCGCTAAACGAGGCATGGACGGCGACAACCGGATTCATTTCAAACATGGGCAGCGCAATCGGCGAATGGGTCAACAATACCACCATGGCCATCTCGGACATGGGAACGAGTATCTACGACTCAATCTCAGGAGCATTTGACCGGCTCACAGGCAAAATCGGCGCGTGGTTCTCATGGGTGCGCGAAAAGTTCGTTGGTCTCGGCAGCTCAATCAAAGGCGTCTTCACAGGCGGAGACGGCCCCGCACCGATTGACGGCGCACGCGCAGCCGGCGGCCCTGTGTCCGCTGGCAAAAACTACCTCGTCGGAGAGCGAGGCCCTGAGATTTTCAGCCCATCCTCATCCGGGTCAATCATCCCCAACCACCGCGCAGGCGGCAGCGTGAGCAACGACAACCGCACGATCACCATCAACATCACCGCCAGCCCCGGCATGAACGAACGCACGCTGGCCGACCTCGTGCTCGCTCGCCTCGATGGACGCCAAGCAGCCCTCGCTGGGGGTGCCCTCTACGACTAACCATGGCAAACGATACGATGCTCGCGCTCGGCGCTTTCCGGTTCAGCATTTCGACTGCCGCATATCAGCAGTTGGAGCGGCAATCCTCCTACAAGTGGGAAGAGGTCGAACGCTTCGGCCAAGCCCCGCTGATGCAGTATTGCGGATACGACTCGGAAACCATCTCTCTCCAAGGAACGATCCTGCCCGAATACAAAGGCGGACTCGGCCAGATGTCGCAAATGCGCGTCCAAGCCTCCCTTGGAATCGCCCTGCCGTTGGTCACAGGCACGGGGAACTATTACGGCCTCTGGGTGGTCGAAAGCATCACCGAGGCGCAGGAGGTTTTTTGGTCAAACGGCCAACCCCGCAAAATCGACTTCCAAATCAATCTGAAAAAATACGCCGAGGTCACGCTGAAGATCGGGCCGTTCAACGTGTCAGCCTCCGGGCTTTTGGGATCACTGCAATGAATGTCTACAAAACAAAGCAGGGCGACATGCTCGATGAAATCTGCCACCGGCATTACGGCAGCACCTACGGCCAACAGGTTGAAACCGTCCTTGAGGTCAACCGCTCGCTTCGCCTGGCTGAACAAGGCCCATACCTGCCCGCCGGAATCCACATCGTCCTGCCCATCATCGAAGCGCCAAAAGCAAAAGAAACGGTCAGCCTTTTTTCGTAAGGGATGAAGCCAGATTTCCGCATCACCGGCACAGGCGGCGACCTCACGAAAACCTACGCCCAACGCCTCGCCTCGCTCACGATCACCGACAACTCGACCGAACAGGCCGATACGGTATCCATCGAACTCTCCAACCATGACGGGAAACTCCCGATCCCCTCCGAGGGCGAAATCCTGAGTATCGCCATAGGCTACGAAGGCAACACCGTGGACAAGGGCCAGTTCGTCATCGATCAGATCAGCCTTTCCGGGTTCCCCGAACGCATGAGCCTTTCAGGCAAAGCAGCCCCCTTCGCATCGGCGGGTGGATTCACGCCATTCCAAAGCCGAAAAACTCGCTCGTTCGATGACATCACCCTCGGTGCGCTCGTCACCAACATCGCCGCCGAGTGTGGTCTCATTCCCGGCATCGCTCCGCAATACTACACGGTCACGATTCCCCACCTGGACCAGACCAACGAAAGCAACATGAACCTCCTCACGCGCCTCGCCCGTGACTACGAGGCGCTCATGAAGCCCACATTCGGAAGGCTGCTCTTCCTGCCCCGCAGCACCGGCGCAAGCATCACCGGCGCACTCATCCCCGGCCCGACGATCACCAAGAGCGAGGTCGCCAGCTACAGCGGCCAATTTTCGCAGCGCACCAAATACGGAAGCGCCACCACCCGCTGGCACGATCCAGAGACAGGCGAAACCAATTCCTTCAAGCTCGATGGCGAAGGCAGCGGAGCGGACTACGAAGCCCCAAACCTCTACCCCGACGAAGCCAGCGCCAAAAACGCCGCCAAATCCTTCCTCAAATCCAGCGAGCGCGGCAGCGAAGCCATCACCCTCTCAATGAGCGGACGCCCGGACATAATAGCCGAGGGCATCATCACGCTCTCAGGATTCCCCGACGCGATGAACAAAAGCTGGACCATCAAAACCGTCACGCACTCTCTAAGCCCCAGCGGGTTCACAACCTCCGTTCAAGCCGAAATCAAAGACCTCTCGACCCCAAACACGACCAGCGCGGCAAACAATCCATCGACCCCCGCAGGCAGAAACATCGAGGCCGTCACGTGGAATCCTGAGACAAATTCTTTTAAGTAAAAAAATCTGCGTCATTTTTCCAATGGTCCAAAACCATTGACATTTTCACTGGGGAGTAAGTTGGAGTCAAAACCTACCTTTTTGGCCTTTTTCTCTCTAGTGAACGGGCCTCAAAAATCCAAAAAGTGTCAATCGTTGACATTTTCACTAGGAGCGAAGGTAGGTTCGAATCCCACCTCCTCCGCCACTTTGAAAGGTTTAGGGAAGATTCGGAAAAAGGCCGCTGAGGTAGACTGGGAGAGGGTTTGATGAGGTTTTAAAGATTCGGAAAATTTCGGGAGAATTTGCAAAAGTGTCAATGGATGTCAATGTATTGACATGGCTCATCTCAAAACGCTGATTCCTCGGTTCGACCGCAAGCTGGCGCGGTGGGTGATTGATGTCCCTAAGGCGATGAATAACGGGAAGCGGAGGCGGATGTTTTTTCAGGATCAATCGGACGCGAACAAGGCTCATGCGGAGCTTGTTTTTTCTTTGGCGCATACGGGTGCTATTCCATCAAAGGCAGAGGCAGGGGAGACGACGGCGCATTATATCGCTGCGTTCCTCGCCAAGAAGTCGGTGGAGGTGGAGCCGGTCACGCTGCGCCAGCTAAAATGGGGGTTGCTGAAACTCTCAGAGGCGCATGGGAAGAAGAAACCGGAAGACCTCGATGCAGAGGAGATGCGGCGATGGGTGGGCAAGTTGCCGCTCACGACTCGCGGGAGGTTCAATGTCTTTGCCGTGTGCCGAGATTTTTTCTCGTCACCTGCCATGAAGAAAATTGTGCGGGATAGTCCTTTTGCCGACGCTCCACCGAAGAAGGATAAAGGCGCACGCTTGCCGATCCTCACGGTTGACCAGATGCGGGCGCTCCTAGATCACGAGTGGCCTGATTGGTTCAAGGCGTGGCTTGTGGCTGGTGCCTTTGCAGGCCTTCGCACGCGAGAAATTTTTTCGATTCCTGCCTCGGCGATTGATTGGGAATATGACGAGATCGTGATTCGCCACGAGGACGCCAAGCAGGGCGAGGCGGCAAGGCCTCGCAGTGCAAACATTTATGAGCCGCTCAAGCGCCACATGCCACGCCGAGACGCAGACAAGGCGCTGGTGGATGGGTATTCGGTAAAAAAGTGGAAGCCGGTGATCCGCGAAGCTTGCCGAGTGATTGGGGTGAAGCCGAGCGCGTCGCCTTCTGGCGTGATGACGCTGAAGTGGCCTGACAACTGCCTGCGCCATTCATTCGCAAGCTACCACCTCGCGCATTTCAAGGATGCGACTAAGACGGCGTTCCTCATGGGGACATCGGCGCGCCTGCTTTACGAGACATATGCAAACCTTGTTTCACGCCGCGATGCGGCGAAATGGTGGGAGCTTTGAAAAATTCTTGGCGGATCGTTGTCAGACATTCATTCTTTTAATATGCCTGAAAAAAATGCTTCCAATGATGATTGGCGCTTCGATCCAATCACGGACCGGCAACGAGAATTGATTGAGGAAAAAGGCTACGAAGCACCTGATACAAAGGGCGAGGCGAGCGACCTCATCACAGAGATTTTACGCAAAGAGGACGGTGCAACAGAGGGGCAGATTCGACGCTTGGAGTTCTACGGAATCTATGGGGATTTCAGCAAAAAAGAGGCGTCTGAACTGATTGATAAAAACAAGCATCTTTACGATGAAGATGAATACCAAGCTTGGAAGCAAAATGTGGCTGGCATTGGAGAGAAAAAAGAGAAGGAAAAAAAAGATGACTTGTCCGGGTGCCAGGCCGGGTGCGGGTGCTTGATGTTGCTGATAGCGCTGTTTTTCCTATGGCAAATTTGGCGTTGGATGATCTCGTAGAAAATCAACTTGGAGCCAAACTCCCGACTTGCACCTCAGATCGGGCGCGGACAGATCGCAATAATACATCGCTTCCAAAACCTGCATTCATGCAGGTCTGCGTGCAGATTGGCGGGCTTGGTGGGCTGTTTAAGGCTACGCGCAGAAAAGCAGTGGTAAGGCGATAAAAGGCAACAAGTTACCCCCCCCCCACCCCCCCCGGCATTCTGC